AGATGAACTTACAAAAAGATTAGGTATGTCTAAAGGTGGCGGTCCGGGTATAGAAGCTCTTAGAAAAGAAGCACCCGAAGTTGTTAAACGTATGGGTTATCAAGAAGGCGGGTCTATGGATGACCAAATGTTAATGGTTATGACACCTTCAATGGAATCAGACGATGACATGGAAGACAACTACACAAGATTTATAATGGAAGAAGCATTAAGCGAAGAAGAAGAAAATATGCTAACTTCTAAACTAGAACAAGACGAGGAACTATCTATGTTGTTTGACAAGATAATAGATGTTGCTCAAGAATTTGCTGGGTCTGGTCCTGTTGAAGGACCGGGTTCAGGAGTCTCTGACTCGATACCTGCAAGGTTATCGGATGGAGAATTTGTCTTTACTGCAAAAGCTGTAGAAGAAATCGGAGAAGACGCTTTAATGTCTATGATGAAAGAAGCTGAAGCTGCTGCAGATGAAAGACAAGGGTTTGCTATAGGAGGAATGAATAGGCTAGAAGACGAAATAACAGATGAGGAATCTGATGATGTTTCTGACGATATGCGTAGAGTTAATCCTAGATTAAATCCAAATGTAAGATAAAGCTACCCTGAAATCTCAGGCACTTTATCAAAATAATAACCGAAAGGCTACCTTTACAATACAAGCCCTCTAGTCGACATAGAGCTACCTTGTGAACAAAGCCCCAATTAGGAGAAAGAAAATGGCTAATACAGTCAAGAAAGAAGAAGTACCAAACCCTTATAATCAAAAAAAGGATTGGCACACAGAAGATGTACCTTTTGAGTCATCAAATAACTTATACTTTGAAGAGCCTTCTGAAAAGAATAAACTTTTTAAAAGTAATGACATAACTGAAGTTAAAGCTGAAGGAAGTGTTAATGTTGCAGAACTGGAAACTACTAAGGATACTCCTTATAAAAAACCAGACTACAAAAAAAGATATGATGATTTAAAAAAACATTATGATAGTAAACTTAACGAGTTTAAATCTAGAGAACAAGAGTTAATAGAAGAAGCTACTAAAAATAGAACTGACTATAAAGCTCCTAAATCTGCAGAAGAACTAGAAGAGTTTAAAAATAGCTATCCTGATGTGTACGAAGTCGTAGAAACTGTTGCTCATATGCAATCTGAGACTAAAGCAAAAGTTCTAGAAGAACGCCTTAGTAAACTCCAAGAACGCGAGAATCAGTTAGTAAGACAAAGTGCAGAAAAAAGGTTGAATGAAAGACATCCTGATTTTGAAGATATCAGAAACAGTGACGACTTTCATGGATGGGCAAAAGAACAGCCTAAGTCTATTCAAGATTGGATATACTCAAATGCTGACGATGCCGATTTAGCTTCACGTGCTTTAGACTTATTTAAAAAAGATTTTGGTATAGAACCTATCAACACTAAGTCATCTTCTAAAAAACCGACAAGACAATCTGCTGCAGATATGGTTTCCACTAAAACAACTAGTGTACAACCAAACCAACAGAAAGTCTGGTCATTAAAGGAGATAGAAGCTATGTCTGTACAAGAATTTGATAAATACGAAAGTGAAATATCAGAGGCTATGCAGAACGGGCTTATATCAGATTAAACTATATTAACTTAAAGGAGAAAGTATCATGGCTCAATTTTTTGAACCCTCAACGGATACAGATGCTAACTTTGCTAACTCCGTAAGTGGACAAACTAATAGTTTTTTCCTACCTTCGGTTTACTCTAAAAAGGTTTTAAACTTCTTTAGAAAAGCCTCAGTAGTAGAAGCTATCACAAACACCGACTATGCCGGTGAGATATCCTCTTTCGGAGACTCAGTAAAGATTATCAAAGAACCAGTTATTTCAGTGTCAGATTACACAAGAAATAGCGACACAACTGAAACTAGACTAACAGACCAAGAAATCACTTTGGTTGTTGATAGTGCTAAAGCTTTCAAATTCATCGTAGATGATATTGAAACTAATATGTCACATGTCAACTTCAAAGAGGTTGCTTCTTCATCAGCTGCTTATGCATTGAAAGATTCATATGACGCTGCTGTATTAGCAGTTATGTTTGCTGGTTGTTCAGCTTCATCACCTAATCACATTTTAGGTTCTGACAATGCTACTGATTTAGCAGCAGGAACTTTTGATGGAACAGGTAACTTAGATATCGGTTTTGATTCTAACGAACATGACCCAATAGATATCATGGGTAGAATGGCAAGACTATTAGACGAACAAAATGTACCTGAAGAAGGTAGATGGTTTGTTGCAGGTCCTGATTTCTATGAAGTTCTAGGACAATCTAGTTCTAAATTACTATCTGTCGACTATAATGGTGGACAAGGTTCTATTAGAAATGGACTAGTATCAAGTGGAAAATTACGTGGATTTAACATGTATAAGTCAAACAACATTGCTGCACCATCTAATGCTGCTGGTAAAGTTTTGGCTGGTCACATGTCTTCAACTGCAACTGCTAACACTATTCTTTCAACAGAAGTATTGAGAGACCCAACATCGTTTGGTGACATAGTTAGAGGCTTACATGTCTATGGTGCGAAAGTACTTAGAGATGAAGCTTTAGTAAGTGCATTCTACGGTATTGACTAAATAGTAAGTGCGAGGGAGTCTTCGGACTCCTTCACTTTTTAAACATAAATTTTACGAGAGGTAAATAAAATGGCGATTGTAAATATAAGAGATACTGGACGTAACTCAGCAAGAACAAATGATGTTCGTGAATTAGCTACTAAAGTCCAGAAACCTTCAGATACAGAAGCGATAACTGCAGCTAATACAATTACAGCAGCAGAATCAGGCACTCGTTATGTTTTAAACGTAGCAGCAGCTAAAATACAAACTCTTCCTACTCCCGCAGCAGGACTAGAGTATTGGTTTTATGTTGGAGCAACAGAACCTACAGGAACACACACAGTAGTAACAGCATCTAGTGCTAATATTATTGTAGGTAATGTATCTTCTCCGGAAGATGCAGCAGGTTCAGTAGCTACGGTTACAGACGCAGATACTATTTCATTTGTTGCTAACAAAGCTGTTCATGGAGATTTTGTCCATGTATGGTCTGATGGCACTAACTGGTATCTTAACGGACAGTGTAAAGTTCAAGACGGAATCACAACCACACAAGCTGGTTAGTAATTAAGTCTACGGTATTAACTGATACCAACACGGAGGAGTTTAATTATTCCTCCCCCTATTTTAAAAATATTTTACAGGAGAAAAATATAATGTACGGTAAAATAAAAAGAGAAAAGAAAATGAAAGGTGAAATGGTTAAAAAACCAAGAGAAAAAGCTAATATGGGTAGAATGATGTACAACAAAGGTGGTGCAACTCAACCTGAATATAAGTCTGGTGATATGCCTAAATGTATGCCTAACTAATTATGAAAGGCGTACCACACTATAAAAGAGATGGAACAGTACATAAAGGCAGTTCTCATAAGATGCCTAATGGACAGTTACATACTAACAAAACTCACACTAAAACAAGTGTAAGATTGTTTCACTTTAAAGATTTAAGCAAGACTGCACAAAAAAAAGCTAAAGGTAAAAAGTAATGGCTACAACATATTTAGGTTTAACAAATGAAGTGTTAAGAGAACTCAATGAAGTTGTTTTAACTTCGGCATCTTTTAGTAGTGCTACAGGCATACAATCATTTATAAAAGATGCAATTAATAAATCTATATTTGACATAGCTAATGAAGAACCACAATTACCTTTTTTCTCAGCAGGAGCTAGTGGAGGGACAGACCCTTTTTATGGTAATGTAACTGTTGCTTCAGTAGCAGGAACTAGATGGTATACTCTTAAATCAGATAGTTCTAGTATAACAACTGATTATTCTTCAGTAGACTGGGATGATTTTTATTTAACAACAATAAACGTAAGTGGAGAAACTACTCCTTATGTTTCTAAAGGTTTAAAATTTTTAACACTAGCAGATTGGAAAAGATATTATAGAGATAGTGAAAATTCAGATGACGCAGAAGGCTCAGATGCTTCACATGGAGAACCTGTCTATGTTATTAAAAGCCCAGACCACAGAAAATTTGGATTAAGCCCCATACCAGATAAAGTATATAACGTGCATTTTTATGCTTTTACAAAACCTACATCTTTATCAGCACATGGCGATACTATTGTTTTACCAGAACAGTATAGCAATGTTATAACAGCACGGACAAGATATTATGTGCATCAGTTTAAAGAAAATATTCAACAAGCAGCTTTTGCTCTTGACGAATACAAAAAAAATATGAGGATTATGAAATCTAATTTAATTAATCCTACTCCTAAATATATGACAGACGACAGGACTTATTTCTAAATGGCAGCAGGACAACCTTTTTCAGTAGCTTTAGTTGGTGGATTAAATAAATCTACTAACTCTTCAGCCTTGTTAAAGACACCGGGAGTTGCTACTAAACTAAGAAACTTTGAAGTATCTGATGAAGGTACTTACAGAAGAATAAATGGTTTTACTTTGTTTGGAGATACATTACCTAATTCTACAGAAGATATAGAAGGTTTATTAGTTTATGCAGATGGTGTAATAGCTGTAGCAGGTAACGATATATTTTTTAGTCAAGACGGAGAAAGTACTTGGTTACAATTAAACAAAGATAGTGTTTCAGGTAGTGGAGATAATTATTCTACATTTAGTGGTAGAAGTGAACTATCTTTAACAAGCGTAGACCAATGTGAGTTTGCTATTTTTGAAGGTGCTTCTGATTTTGGTGAAGTAATTATAACAGATAAGAGTGGTAACAATAAACCGTTCTTATTTAAGATGACTGGAACAGACACAGATGTTACTAATAGAACTTTTTTTGCAAGTCAAATAACTATTAGTGGTTCTACTAAAGCTAAGTTTTGTACAATACATGACCAGCATTTAGTAGTAGCTGGAGACCCTACTACACCTAATACAATTTATTATAGTGGTACTAATGACATAGATAGTTTTAGTAGTACAGGTTCAGGTAGTATTACTTTGGAAGATAAAGTAGTAGGATTAAAAAGTTTCCGTAATGAATTATATATATTTTGTCAAAACTCAATATTTAAATTGCAAAATATAAACGATTCTAATTCTGTAGCAGTTGTACCTGTTACTAAAAACGTAGGTTGTTTAGATGGTAAAACAATTCAAGAGATTGCTGGTGACTTAATATTCTTAGCACCAGATGGATTTAGAACAGTTGCTGGTACATCTAGAATTGGTGACGTTGAGTTAGGAACTATTAGCCAAGCTATACAACCAATAATAAATGATATTGCTACTAACGCTGATACTTTACAATTTAGTAGTGTTGTATTAAGAAACAAATCACAATATAGAATGTTTTATAGTACTACATCTACTAGTCAATTTACTGCAAAAGGTGTTATAGGAACACTAAGAACTACTGGTTTTGAATGGTCTGAAACATTAGGAATAGTAGCACCAGCTATTACATCAGGATTTACTAGTTCAGGAGTAGAAAAAGTATATCACGGTGATAGAGACGGTAAAATATATAATCATAACACAGGTAATAGTTTTAATGGCACAGCAGTTGAAGCAGAATATCAATCACCTGATTATGACTACGGTGATTTAGGAACTCTAAAAACTTTAGACTACGTTAAGATTGCTTTTACTCCAGAAGGAGAATGTCAACCGTCACTTAGAGTTAGATATGATTATGACAGTTTGGATACCCCACAACCTGCTGACATAGTTTTAGCTGAGATACCAGAACCTGCTATTTTTGGAACAGGTATATTTGCAACTAGTAAATTTGGAGCAACAGAACAGCCTTTAGTAAGACAAGTTTTAACAGGTAGTGGGCACAGTAATTTTTTTAAAGTATTTAGTAACGATACTAATGCACCATATTCAATTAATGGACTATATGTAAATTATAGACCGTCAGGAAGACAATAGGAGATATATATAAATGGCTACTTATGTACGACAAAGTTCATTTAGTGATGGAGATACCATTACTGCTGCACTATTTAATAATGAATTTAACCAATTAGTAAACGCATTTAATGTAAGCACAGGACATACCCATGATGGTTCTACAACTGGTGATGGTGGTCCCATTTCTAATTTATTTAGTAATGCTTTAGTATTTGGTACAAATGCCAATACAGATATTGCTATAACATTTAACGCCACAACAAACGATGGTGTTTTAACTTGGATGGAAGATGAAGATTACTTTCAATTTTCAGATGATTTATTAATTGCTACAACAGAAAAAATACAGTTTAGAGATACAGCTATATATATTAACTCTAGTGCTGATGGGCAGTTAGATTTAGTAGCTGATACAGAAATACAAATAGCAGCAACTACAATAGATATAAATGGTGCTGCAGATATTTCTGGTAACTTAGCAGTAGGTGGTAATCTTACAGTAACAGGTACTACAACATTTAACGGTGGTACAATTACTATGGGTGATGCAGCTACTGACAATGTTGTATTTGGTGCTGACGTAGACTCTAACATTATTCCTGATGATGATAATACTTATGACCTAGGTAGTTCTTCACAAGAATGGAAAGACTTATATGTTGATGGTATTGCATATTTAGATGGTATTAATTTTAATGGTACAGCAATTACTTCAACTGCTGCTGAACTAAACATATTAGATGGAGTAACATCCACAGCAGCCGAACTTAATATTCTTGATGGAGTTACCTCTACTGCTGCTGAACTAAACATATTAGACGGTGTAACTTCAACTGCTGCTGAACTTAATATCCTTGACGGTGTTACAAGTACTGCAGCCGAGTTAAACATTTTAGATGGAGTTACAGCTAGTGCAACAGATATAAATCTTATAGATGGTATAACAAATGGAACAGTAATAGCAAGTAAAGCTATTATAACAGATTCAAACAAAGATATTACTGGTGGTAGAAATATTACTATTAGTGGCGAATTAGATGCAGCTACATTAGATATAAGTGGTGATGCAGATATAGATGGAACACTAGAAGCCGATGCAATTACTATAGCTGGTGTAACACTAGCAGAAACAATTAGTGATACTGTAGGAGCTATGGTTGGCTCTAATACTGAAACAGGTATATCTGTAACTTACGATGATTCAGATAATACATTAGATTTTGTAATCGGTGCTGACTCTATTGTTAGTTCAATGATTGATACTAACATAGACATTGCAGGTACATTAGATGTTACTGGTGTTTTAACAGCAGATACTAACGCTACTATTGCAGGAACATTAGGTATTGCTGGTGGCTCTACAAATGGAGTAGCAATATCTCAAGGTGCTATTGCTATTAAAAATGGTGGTACACAATCATACATAGATTTTTATTGTGAATCATCTAATGCTCATTATGCAAGATTACAATCAGCAGCTCATTCAGCTTATTCAGGTAATATTACACTTACTTTACCATCATCTACAGGTACACTTGCATTAACTTCAAGTGACATTACAGGTACTGCAGCACTTGCTACAGCATCAACTATAACAGCTAATAATAGTACAGATGAAAATATATTTCCTGTATTTGTTGATGGGGCTACAGGAACACAAGGATTAGAAACTGATACAGGATTTACTTATAATCCTAGTTCTGGTAATTTAACTATTGGTGGTCAACTAGCGGCAGCAACTTTAGATATTTCAGGTGATGTTGATGTTGATGGCACATTAGAAGCAGATGCTATAACAGTTAATGGTACAACTCTAGCTGAAACTATTTCAGATACAGTTGGTGCTATGGTTAGTTCTAATACAGAAACTGGCATAGCAGTAACTTATGATGATAGTGATAATACACTAGACTTTGTAATTGGTGCAGATGTTATTGTAAACTCTATGATAGCAGACGATGCTATTGATTCAGCTCAAATAGCAGACGGTAGTATTGATACTGCACATATTGCAGACGACCAAGTTACAGGTGCTAAGTTATCTAACGATGTTACTATTGCAAATGATTTAACAGTATCAGGAAATTTAGTAGTTACAGGTAGTACAACCCAAACAGGTAGTATAGTATCTAACTCTAATTTCCAATCACTAGCTAATAATAATAGTGGTAATGCTACAGACTTTGGTTTATTTGGTAAATATGTAGAATCTAGTACAACTAAATATGCTGGTCTTTTCTTTGATGCTTCTACTGATAATACTTTTAGATTATTTGTAGATACACAAACAGAGCCTAGTACAACTGTTAATACAGGAGCAACTGGTTATGCTGCTGGAACACTTATAGCTGGAGAAGTTTCAATGACTACTCTAGATATAGGAGGAACAGACGTAACAGCTACAGCAGCAGAATTAAACTTTAGTGATGGAGTAACTTCCAACATACAAACCCAGCTTGATACAAAAGCTACAACGGGTAAAGCTATTGCTATGGCTTTAGTCTTTGGATAATATAGGAGAATAAAATGGCAAACCCAAACCTAGTAGCAGTAACTTCAATAAACGGTAAAAGTATTAATGGAGCTTTAACTACTACTACAACAACCGACTTATTAACTTGTGCAAGTAACAAGTTATTAAAAGTAAATACTATTATTGTTGCAAATATTGATGGTACAAACTCTGCAACTGTAACAATGGGAGTTATTAAAAGTGGTGGCTCAGTAGTTTTATTTGCATCTACTGTTGCTGTTCCAGCAGATTCAACTCTTGTTTTATTAGATAAAAACTCAAGTATTTATCTTGAAGAAGGAGATATTTTAGAAGGTGGTGCAAGTGCTAACTCAGATTTAACTTACACTATTAGTTACGAAGAATTAGACGACGCTTAAGGAGATATTTAAGTATGGCTCACTTTGCAGAACTTAACTCAAGTAATAAAGTACTACGAGTAGTAGTAATATCCAACGAGGATGTAGATGCTAACGGTGGCGAGTTGAGCACAGAAGCAGAAACTTTTGTAGCTTCTATTGTCCCACATTTAGAAAGTGGCGTTGCTTGGAAACAAACTTCTTATAACAATAATTTTAGAAAACAATACTGTGGTATTGATTATATTTATGATAGCTCTAAAGATAAATTTTTAC